GAACCGGAGCCAAAAGTTAATTTAGATTTAGGTTTAAAAACTGACTTTAATTTTTTAATTTTTGGTCAGGTGACTGGACAGAATCCGTGGACAGATAGAAAAAATACTTTTTACATGATAAAGTGGCAATGCGAACAATTTAAAAATGATGCAGATGTTGGAATAGTAATAAAAACTAACCAGGGAACGAATTCTTCTATTGACAGAAAACACACCTCAACTTTACTGACCAAGCTAATTAAAGAAGTCCGCAAAGGCAAATATCCTAAGATATATCTTTTACACGGAAGATTAGAGCATGAAGAAATTCATTCAGTATATAAAAATGAAAAAATTAAAGCACTAGTCGCCGCCACTCGCGGGGAGGGTTTCGGTCTACCTATGCTTGAGGCAGCCGCTAGCAGTTTGCCTATAATAGCGACTAATTGGTCGGGACATCTTGATTTTCTTAACGAAGGAAAATTTATTAAACTAGATTATAATTTAGAAAAAATACATAAAGAAAAAGTAGATGGTAAGATATTTGTCGAGGGCTCTAAATGGGCAGAAGTTAAAGAAGAAGACTTTAAGCGCAAGGTTAGCAAATTCCGCAAGTCGCACAAAGTACCTAAAATTTGGGCGGATGAATTGGGAGTCCGAGTAAGAGAGAATTTTTCCTTTAAGGCAGTGTCTAGTTCTTATGATAAATTATTCGCTGGAGTTATTGGGTGACTCTTGCGGAAATCATATTATCAGGTTGTTTACTAACCAGTCTTTTATTGCTCGGAGTTTCTATATTCTTTAACATAAAGCACGGTAAGCTTATTCTAAAGATGATAGACTCAATCGAGGTGTCTTTAGACATTTTGGACACGCGCTACGAGAGCATATCTGAGATTTTAGAGATACCTTTATTTTATGATAGCCCGCAGATTAGGCAAGTACAAAAAGACATCGTTGCTTGTAGAGATACCATACTGACGGCTGCTAATATTTTATCTAATGTAGAAATAGAACTCGATGATATAATCGAAGTGGATGCGAACGAAGAGGAATAAATTGTTAAAGAAGAAAATAGTAAAAAGAAGAGCTCGTCGTTCTACTACGAAAAAAAAATTATACTTTAATGAAGAAACGCAACAGGGAATAGTAGACTTTCAAGACACAGAAGTAAGAAGCGAAAAAGATGCTATATACAAAGAAAAAATCTTACCCGCATTCGAGAAGTTGGTAGAAAATTTAATTCTAATATACGGTTTCGCTAAAAAAGGAGAGTCATTTCCTGTTTTAAAAAATGACTGTGTCACATTTCTGTACGAGACTTTACACAAGTTTGATAATTCCAAGGGCACTAAGGCTTTTTCATATTTTAATGTAGTAGGAAAAAATTGGTTAATTTTAAATTCTAGGAGAAGAAAAAAACGAGTTGACAAACACTTAAGCATTCAGGATCACGATAGAATGTCTGCTGACGATAAAATGGCTATAGCCAGCGCTCAAATATGTCCTGCACCAGAAGATATTATGATTCAGGCAGAATTTAGAGATGAGGTCAAACAAGTATTATTTAGAATTAAAGGAATGGTGGACTCTAAAAATGACGTTGCTTGCGTGGAAGCAGTGATAACTGTTTTTAATAATTTAGACCAATTAGATTTTCTCAATAAGCGCGCTATATTTGTATATGTGAGGGATATATCTGGATTGAACTCAAAACAACTGTCTGCCTCTATGTCTACTATAAGAAAAATGTATAGAGAATTAAAGGCAAATGTGCCAAATTTATTTTAAGGTTTATAATCATGGATCATAAAGAAGTATTAAATAGAGCAAAAGAAAGAGAAAAAAAAGTAAAAGACTTCTCTGAAATTGTAGATACAATTCAAACTTCTAAAGACAAAAAAAAGAAGCTATGGAAAGAAATATACGAAAATTCAATTACCGATAGAGAAAATGCTTACATACTATTTCATGAAGCTTATTCTAGCATGCAGAATAGTCCTGCAGAGCATATTGCAGTAGGTCCAACCCTGAACAAATATTTAGAGAGAATGAATAAGTCTAATGATCAACTTTTAAAATTGGCAGAATTAATTGCCAAGGCCGAAGATAACAATTCTAAACTCGACTCAGAAGATATATTTTCAAAAATACAAGAGTAACTCATGCCTGATATAAGGACTAAAATAAACTCCCAGGGATCTTCAGTAAAAGATATAATAGCCGACCTCGATACTGGCCCGGGCAGAATATTATATAAAGGGGTAATTGCAGAATTAATAAATGATCCATCGGTATTTAAAAATGAGTTCAAGGATTCTGTCTGGAATGTTCCAGATCCCGAATCAGATAATCCTCCCGAACCAGGTGGCAGAGGTTTTTCTCCTGTTAGAAATCCAAGTTACGCGTCTTCAGCGCCGAGAAATTCTGCTATAGTCCGAATAGTGTCCGATGGTATGGATAAGCAGAGCGATCCATTAATAGCCTATCCGTTCTTTCCGCCATACCTAGCAATGCCTATAAAGCCGGGAGAAACGGTGTGGTTAATAGGAGAAAATACTTCCGAGATTGGTAACTTGCCATATTGGATATGCAGAGTACCAGAAAATATAAACGTCGATAATATCAACTATACGCACTCTGACCGTAAGCTGACTATCATTGAAGGATTGACCACAAGCGAAAAGATGGGGAACCCCGAAAAAGAGGAAGGAGAGGAACCAAAGGGCAATATATTACCTGAATTCCCCAATGGAGATGATACACAAAAAGGATCTTCTTTGCGTTTTGTAGTCAATCCTGTTGGAAAACCACTCCCGGATGTCAACTCATATAATGACTTAGTAGAACACTCCACTGCTTTTAAGATTTTTACTCCAGAGCCCATCCCTAGATTTACCAAAAGGCCTGGAGATTTAGTTTTGCAAGGCTCTAATAACGCACTAATATGTCTGGGAAAAGATAGGGGGTGGAAACCAACTGAAGATCCCGGTGCTTCCCCCAAAAGTAACGCTCAAGAAGTCGTATCTGAGCAGTCGGGAGCCATAGATTTAGTAGCCGGAAGAGGAAGATACTTTCCTGCAAAGCCTACTAATAAAAATCAGAAAGGTGACCCGGCCGAGAAAACTTCGGTAATAACTATAGAGAACACCAGGAAAGAAATTGAATCTAATATAAATCCTGCAGCCAACAATATAAAACCAAATTTGCCAGTAGAGGGAGACCCAGATTTAGTTACAGATGCAGCTAGAGTTTATATATCGATGAAAACAGCCGGAGATTTAAATTTTGGTATAAGCCAGACTGTAGAAAAAAATTCCATGGCTACCGGCATAGAGGCTCCCATTATTGACATTTCAGATTCCGCGTATGTTGTAGCAAAGGGTGACGAAATTCGTGTAATAGCACGCAAAGCTGCTGCCGGCAGAGATGCTATAGGTTCGCCAGAAATAAATGGAAGCGTAAGAATAGTCAAAGAAGGAATTAAAGACGAAGATCTAGCGACTATAGTGCTTCTACCAGACGGTACCATTCAAATAAGTGGAAGCAAAATCTTTCTCGGTAGAAGTACTGAGGATGGTGGTGCTGGTGGCGGCCCGGGTCCTGGAGAGATGCAACCGTATGTCAAGTATCAAGAATTAGAAAATATCTGGAATTCTCTAATGGATCAAATCTCTACTTTTTGTGATACAGTTTTGACTCATACTACCCCTGGTTATGGTGCACCGTCCCCTCAGCTAAACGCCGCGGCCAACGCTCTAAAGACAGTGATAGCAAACCCCCTGAAGCCTGATATAGCAAAAGTTAAATCAGAAAGAATATTTGGAGAATAGGAGCAAATAATGCCATTATCATCAGCGAAACCAAACCTGCAAAAACAAATAGTAGCGGCTTATAAAAAAGTTAATGCCACCGGCGCCGTCGCCGGCGCGGACCCCGTCAAGATTATCGAAGACTTAGCTAAAGATCTTACCGAAGCCATCCACGCGTACGTTACACAAGCGCAGGTGTCTACTAGCATAACTGTACTACCAGGAATACCGGTAGCTACCGCCGGCTCTCCAGTAGCTCAGACTGGTGCTAGCACGGCGCCTGGAAGCGGCACCGGCACCGGTAATTTAAGTTAGCTGATATTTTCTCCTAAGAGATACTTAATAATTATTGATGGTTACATTCTTTAGAGAGGCTAATTTATGGCTAGAGACGGCAATAGAAAATCTTACAGCTTCAAATCGGTGGGAGATAGCGTACAAGAGTTTCGCCAGTTTAATCGACTGGAGGAAACTAGGGTGGTTCCAATTGGTATCAAGACGCCGATAGAGTTTGGAAACGTTGCAGGAAATTCCGGTGGCTTATTCAAGATGCACACTACACATTTAAGCCAAGTTAGAGACAACTTTAAAAACTTATTACTCACTAACCATGGAGAGAGACCTTGCTTATATGATTTTGGAGCGAATCTAACAGAGCTTACTTTTGAGCTAGGCAATGAAACGCAGGACTCAGAAGCGGTTTTAAGAATTTCGAGGGCGGTCGATAAATATATGCCGTTTATTGAACTAACTACATTTGAGCCACTAATTATAAGAGACGAAGAGTCGCAAAGCTTGGCTAAGGTAGGCTTCAATATAACTTATTCCATCCCACTCTTGAGAGTTGGCCCCCAGGGGATGGAAGTAATACTGTACACAGGAGGATAACAGTTGGCTACAGATTCACAGAAAGACGTAAGAAATTTAGTAAATAAATCTTATCTAGCTAAAGATTTTGTTTCTTTTAGGGCGGAATTATTAAATTACGCAAGAAATTATTTTGCCGATCAAATGCAAGATTTCTCCGAAGCTTCTGTCGGGGGAATGTTTATGGAGCTGGCTGCTTATGTTGGTGATACTATGTCTTATTATCTCGATTACCAATTTAACGAATTGAATCCAGAAACTGCAATTCAGACTGATAATATCGAAAGCCATGCCAGAAATGCAGGGGTGCCTATTGTCGGTGCAGCCCCTGCAGTAGCAAAAGTTACTTTTTACATAGAAGTGCCTTCCGCAGTCAGTAGTGCTGGAGTATACACTCCAGATAAAAATGCTCTTCCTATAATAGAAGCTACAACTACACTCGAGTCTAATACGGGAATTTTATTCACTCTTTCGGAGGATTTAGATTTTGGTGAAAAAGACAGATACGGCAACTTAAAAGCAAGATTTCAGGTGGCTCAAGTAGATAATGATCAAAATCCAACTTTTTATGTACTCTCTCAAGAAAAGGAATGCATTTCTGG